GTTTTAATCCAGTAGCATCAACCTCAATTTGTCTCTTTCTCATGAAAGGTATTTTATCAGCACTAACTATCTTTTCACCTATAACTTCATTTGTTGTTGTTGAAGTTACTTGATATTGAATACCCTCTCTTGATTGATTAGTTGTAGTTGTAATATCTTCATATTTCTGTTTTGTTGTCAATGTTGCATCTGTGATCACACCAGCACCTTTTGGAAGCCATTTTCCATTAAGTTCTATAACCTTTCCGTAGTTTGGAATATGTTCAAGATTTAATTTAGCACCAGCAATTTGTAATGAATCTGGATGAACTTTGTCAAATTTTTGTGTTGCAACTGTTTCACTCCAACCACCAGTTACTTTTTCACCAACCCAGTCAGTTTGCCAAGCACCCCAATCAATTTCACTGTAACCTGTTTCAGCATCAATACCGTGTTTTAAAAGTGCTAAATCATATTCACTTGTATCATATATTACTGCAGCGTCTATCTTTTTAGTATCCATCCAAGTGTCTGAGTCTGGAAATAGTTTCATATCTCCATCATAATATGCAATTAAGAATGGGTTTACATTCTCAATTCGTGATGAATAAACTTGTTCTAACATCACAACTTCTTCATAGTCAAGAGTTATTGTATTTCTTGTTTTTCTATTATTAGTTCCCGATATATCGTTTGCAAATAGTAAATCAACGCCAGGATCTTTTGCAACACCCTCTAATCCAAATTTAGATTTAGACGCAGGGACTAGATCAATACAGGTTGTAAAGTGGCCAGGTCTTAAATAACCATTCTTGGCATCTGTACTTGCACTAAAATCAGGATGTCCGATTTGATGAGCAGAGTGTTTTTTGAAATTATCAACGAAGAAACCACACTTAAATCTGTTTAAACCATTTGCGTCTGTAACATTAAGAGTGCTAGTTTCGAGTTCAAGCATAGAAAGTCTAGTATAATACTCTACATTTTCTATTCTTTGTTCTAGTCTTCCTATGTCAGCCATAGTGAAACGTTTATGTTTCGTTCTTATAAACTGAGCTTGAGATACGTTACTTAGATATGGAGTATATACGAATTTTGCAACCTCCATTGCATCACCAATCGCCTGAGGTTCTTGTGGACTCTCAGATGGAACACCTTGAAGATATACAAAATCACCAGTTTTATCAATAAACAACCTATCCTTTCTTCCAAGATAGTAGTTATAATTGACAATTAAATTTTCTTCAGATATTAATGGATTTAAAGATCCATCGCCTGTAACTGTAAATTGTCTAGAATTATGGGTGAATGGAGATGATGAACTATTAGATGGATCGTAGTTTACAACTCTCGGTCTTAGGTCAATCAAATCTGTTACCAATTGTCTGTAACTGGGATCAGTTGGAATTAAAGGCTCAGTTCCAGTTGGATAACTAGATGCGTTATAAAAATCTCCTGTATCTGATTCTTCAACAAAGAAGTTTTTGAATACGATCTTTAATTGTCTTTCAGGAGCAGAAAAAGTTTTATCCCTTTCAATAAATGAATAATCATAAAATGTTGGTCTTTGTCCTGTATTTAATTTATAAAAATCTGTTATGTCTCGATCACCATTTGCAATCGCAGATACGACAGCGGTAATTCCAGATTTTTCCCCTCTTACAGTTTCACCTATCTCAAAATCTTTTTCATTTAAATTTACAATTCCAACAGCATCTGTTCCTGATTTTTCAATGACAGCGACAACAGTATTACTAATAAGACCTGTCAATCTTTCACCAATTATTAAATCAGCATTATTAGAACTTGGCCCAGAGAAACCACTCATAGTTATTGATGGTAAATCTGGTTCGGATGTGTCATTTGATTCAAAAACTCCCAACAATTGAGCAGCATCTGGCACGTTTAAACTTATCTTTTCATCTTGAACTCTGGTTCCAAATACTCTACTATTCTCTTTATCTGTGACTGATACATTTAATCCGTCATTTAGTGTATTAGTTCCAATTCCAGAAGCTTCTAATGTTGATCTTTTTACAACTAAAACATTTGCCTCATTTAATTTTTTCTGTTTATTTGTTACTTTTGATTTTAAAACAGTTGCAAAGAGATTTGCTTTTCCTTCTTGTTTACTTAATCCAACAAAAGTTACTGTCTTTTTATCATTAGCAATATCAACTTGGTCAGATGTTAATGGTTCTATTGATCCATCATCATATGATATGAAATATCTTTCTTCGTCAAACGGTTGAAAGAATAGATTTTTACCAGCGTTTGGTGTTGTAAAAGAATTATCAGCTACTGAAATATCAGAATATTGTTTTCTAACTTGTATTGTGGTGTTTGTTACATCAATACTTTCAACATATGTATTATCTAAAGGTGTTAGTAAACTATTTTGACCTAAAGTGAATGATGGTTTTCTAATTTGTAAATCATTTACATCAAGAGTAGTTGCAGAATTACCATCATGAACACCACCACCACAGACACCAGTTACAGTAGGAATACCAACAACTTGAATTTCACTTCCCTCAGTTGAAACTCCTATGATACGATTAAAACGAGGAGTTGTTTCGCCAGGCACTGTATAACTAACAATATTGTTTGATGTTATAATACCAGCAAAGTTTTTACCAGCTGCTTTGATTACACCACCATTACCTTTTCCTTGGCCTGGAACATTAGCGTTAGTTAATTGAAAATTACCAGAAATAATATTTGTAAGTTTTTCTCCTTTATCAAGAACAACGTCAGCAGCAAATGTTGAAACACCAACAGCACTTTTTATTGAGGCTACTCGTCCAAAATCTAAATTATCTACTTTAGTAATCGTCCTTCCATTTGCGATTCCATTGATTAAAATGGATTCATTTTTTAAGAATTTACCACTTACATCAATTAATTTAAAGTCTGTAGCATTTGTGATGGATGAAACAACATATCCTGTTGCACCACTTCTAACTCCTTGAATTCTATCTGTTGCTGATAAAGATGTAATAGCAGTTCCAACTTTGATGTCTGTAATCATTTTAACATCAAACAGACGAATTTCGTATTGAGTGGTCGCATTTACAAAACTTCCAGATTGAGCTTTAAAATCATACAGTCTTGCAAGACCAATCTCATTTCCGCCACCGCCAGCACCTGCACCAGCACCTACTCCTCTTCTTCTTGACATCAAAGAGACAGTTGCCGTAGTTCCGATTCCTAAGCTTGGTGATCCAAAAACATTATTAAGAAAAAGAGGATTACCTGTAGAATATGTAATCGCTTCTTCTTTTACTTCTCTTGTGGATCTTGGTTTTGGTACGTCAAGAAAAGTTGGAGCTATTTTTTCTAATCTGTATCCTTTTACATATGCAATTCCTGGCGATATCTTAACTGTCATTAAGTCATCAGATGGAGTATTACCTTGTGCAGTTAATTGTTCTGATGTGTAAATTCCGTCACTTCCAATACCATCATCTAAACTTTCTCTGATATGGACACCAAAAGGAGAAACATAATAATTACCAGATTCATCAAAAGTTCTTTTAGCTAAAGTATCGTTAATTAAATTATATTGAGTATCTGAAACAAATGTTTGTAATTGTCCTCCTTCAATTCTCGCAATCTCTACAAAATTTTGATCATTAAAATCTTTTAAATCCTTCTTTGCTAAATTGATAGACATTTGAAATCTATCAGCGCCTGGAGCAGCGAAGTTTGTATATCCAGATGCATTATCATTTAATGATGGGTCTTCATCGGCAGTTACAAATTTTTCATCAATGTTAAATCCGATGCGATATGATGGTTGTTCTCCATACTGATCTAATATAATTGTTTCGCTTTGAACTTGTGCAAAAGTTCCACGAAGAAAATAAACACCCTCTCCAATAGAAAAAGCAGAACCAGTAGCAGCAGAACCATCAACTAATGTATTTGCAAATGGTTCACCAGCAGCGATTACAGTCGCACCATAAACCACGTCTACACTAGTCAGCAAACTTTCACCATCTTCAAAAAGGGATGATTCAAAATCTGCACCAGACTGTTCATATTTAATGTATAATGTTAAATTATTTCTATCTGAATCTTCTTGCTTTAAAACCTTTCTAATTGTTGCAGTAACACCTGATCTAGATCCAGTAATTCTAACACCTACAAGTTGATCAATATATAATTCGACTGGAATACCTAAAAAATTACTTTCAATTTGAACACAGGAATAATTATTATCATAAGTCACGTTGCCTGGAATTACTTTAGCACCCTCTTTGAAAAAATGAGTACCAAACTGTTCAATCTGATTTTGTAGAATTGATTGTAGTCCAGTTAATTCTCGTGCCTGAACAGGAGAGCCTGGTTTAAAAAGAACTCTATAAAAATTTTTGTTTTTATCAAAATCGTCAAAATATGGATTGACGTTTAGATTGGTTTCCTGTGGCATGATTTTTTAAAATTCCAGTACGATCTTGATGTCTTCTTTTTGCTGTGAACTGCGAGTAACAGCAGCTCTGTTATCAACGTAAATGATATCACCGCTATATTTTTTCACCTCTGGGTTAGCAACACCTTTTACAAAACTCATTCCTAAGTTATAAGTCCTACTATTTATTGACGTAGACAGACCAGGCTCTAAGGAGGTTCCGAAATTGGTATCTATATTTAGATTACTTGTTCCACCAAATATAGTTGTTCCAGCTCCAGTTGCAGGGTCAGCATTGAATCTAAACAATTCATAACCATATGAAGGAATAGATCCATCAGTTGAAATTGCAAGTCTGCGATCTTGCCAATATTTAAGAACTCCAGTTGTAGCGTCATAATTGATCACACGACCAACAGCAGTTGATCCAATGCCTATCTCTTGAGTTACTTCAGAGTCAGCAGTAAACGTAGTTGTTGTTGAACCAGCACCAATCAGTTTTAACGCATACACAGCACTCGCTTTTTGAAGTGTGAGTTTATTATCAGATCCAAAAGCAAGAGGATCACGACATAATCCAACACGAGAGAATTGGTTTCCTGTGATGAAATCTGGGTTTGATGTATCGTTTTCTAAACGAGAATATATTAAAACACGATTTGCACCTAACTCTCTATAGATGTCAGCACCGTGACCATCTTGAGGTGGGATAATTACGTTAAATGCAGCATCAGTTGATCCTGATGGATTTGTTAAACCAACAGCATTTAGATCGACAGTTCCAAATGTATAATTAGATCCACCATTAGTTATTTCAACAGAGTCCATTTTACCAGCAGCGTTCACCACAACTGAACATCTACCACCACTTCCATCACCCTTGATAGGAACATTATTGTAAGTTGCAGCAGTTCCATAACCAACACCACGATTTGTGATTGTGACAATCTTCAACTGTCCACTAGTTGTAGCATTATTTCTGACTGCAGCCACGTCATTATTAGTTGACCAACTCTGTGGTAGAGGTATAAAACTTGTTGAATCAAACTTGATTATGCTATTTGGATCAATCGTAAAAAGATATTTCCAAATATATCCGTCTCCAGATGCACCAGCAGATCTTGGTTCTAAATCTGTGAATAGTGGTTCATCAAGAGATGGTCTTCCAGATGTGTTTTCTGGGTTTGTTCCATTTTGTAGACAAATATAAACACGGAAGTTTTGATTCATTACATAGTAATTTGTATCATACAGATTAGTCGAACTAGTCTGTGGTGATAAATTAGATCGAGAGTAATCATCTCGATACATCTCATATGTTGTACCTGATGACCAACTTATCTTTCTTACAACTCTTGCAATATCATCTGAATTCAACTTCTTGAGAGCGATCATTGTGTCCCAATAATCATTCTCCTCACTAAAAGAATCTTTAGGTGCTGGTGGATTTTCACTCCAATCTGATTGAAAATCACTAGGGTTGGGAAGACCAATCCACGCA